CTAGCCTGTGTCTCCCTAGCGAACCTATAACCCTCCTGGAACTTATCAGACCAATCCTTCGCTACATGACTAACATGCTCCTTAGCCATCTCACCTGTAGCATTATAAATGAGTTCAGTCATCGGGCTACTTGAACCGGTTGAGAAGGAGTTCTGGCCGAGCAAAGGTCGGCGGAAGAGTGCTGGTACCAGGACCGCCAACAGCCCGTGATTCCAAGCGCCATGTCGATTCTAAATACTCAACCAATCCCGACATGTCTTTTTCTGCGATCTCTAATGTTAATGGTACTTCCTCGAATCTTCCCGTCTTATCACGCCGTGAACCAAATGCCCGAATGGAAGGAACAAGCTCCTTCAGTTCTTTAATATCTGCTCTTGTGAGGTCGTTAAAATACGCTCCCTCGGCTCCAGTAAGCCGCGCCACCCTCACCTTTCCCGCAGCCCTTGCCAAGGATTTTACTGGCCCCCCAATATCAAACGGCATCTCCTCCCCTCTGAACAGCCTCTCTATGAAGGGGAGGTCTTCAGGGGCCATCAACTTGGACTGGTCGGGATAATGCCCTCTCTTCAAAGCCTCCCTATCCGCCTGCGGCAACTGATCAGGACGCATCAGTCGAGCCTCTGTAGTTCGAGGCTTCTTCCTACGCCCTACCGACGTACGACCAAGCGATGCACGAGTGGCGTCTGCCACCGCTACCTGCTGTGATTTTTTCACATCAGTCAAGACACATCTCCGGCCAGTCTATTGTCGGTTCAGCAGGTAACATAATCGTCTCGTTCCTGCGAGCATTTCCCGCGCCCATAGCGCGACGACGACCCATCGCCTGGTCGAATGTATAGACAGCAGGCTTGATAATGGGGATGCCTAGTGGCGTTATTACCTCAGCGGCCATGCCGCGCAGGCTCTGTAGCTTCATCCCAACGATGGCCAGGCCGTCCACTTGATCGTCGTAACGGCCGCGAGGGAACCGCGAGATCTCATGCTTGAGCGCTCCAAGCCACGGAGCGTTCGCAGGGACATGAATGTAACCCATCTGCATCGCTCCAGCAATACTGCCCGCACGCTCAGGAGCATCCTTCCCTCCCATCCCAGATATGCTTACATCATCAAGGATCGTGAAGACCATCTCGTCCATCATGCGCTTCCGCAGAACTGGGCCAATCGCTTTCTGCAGTGCAACTCGCTCACAGAACCACCTTATCGGACGCTGCCCTGTTTCTTCCGCTTGCATCAGCTCAATGCAGTTCTCCACACCTTCTAGAATATCTGTCTGTTTCCGACTCAAGTGCGTGATCCAGATATGCCCCTTCGGATCTACTCCGAACACGATGTGCACGGTGAAGTCCCCACTGCCCTTCGTCAATGCCCAGTCACTCACCCCGTACCAGACGAGGCGCGAGGGCAACTCATCAACGCCGTACTCCAACAGCCAATCAGGGCGGAACATCTCACCCTCGTCGCTAACTGGCTTCTGTTGGTGAAGGGCTTGGAAGAGGACTGGATGGCGGGCTCTTATCGCATAAAGCTCTTCCAAAGGTCGTCGGTTAGGTCCCTCTGGAAGAAGTGCTGTCTCCACTGCGCGATTCAGCGGATCACCCTCTTCTGCGATGGAAGGAATAGCAAGGACCTCCCAGTCCTCTTCTCCTGCTTCGTTCAGCTTCTCCACCCTGCCGCCCAGATCATCATCGTGCCACCGTTGCATGATCAGGATAACTGAACCACTGCCTTCGCGATACGATCGTAGTCTGTTGAGGAGAACGGCGGAGTACCAATTCCACACGCTTTCACGATGTGCAAGGCTTGCTGCCTCGTCATAGTTCTTGAACGGGTCGTCGATGATAGCAATGTGCGCGTGAAATCCAATAATTCCACCAGCGACTCCGGAGGCCTTGTAGCTTCCTCCGAGAGTAGTCTTCCAAGCATCTGCTGCTGCAGCTTTGGCAGAGATTTCAGTTTCTGGGAAGAGCAGTCCATAACGAGGATCCTGGATTATGTCGCGTGCAATGCCGCCGAACTCAGCAGCCTTGTCCTTGTTGTAGCTGCCCTCGATTAGCTCGTACGTTGGATTCCTGCCCATGACCCACGCGGGGAAGAGCTCCGAACAAAGACGAGATTTGCCCACGGCAGGTGGGATGAAGACAGCAAGTCTGCGAAGCCGCCCAGCTTCCACATCCTCAAGCTTCTCTGCAATCAAGCTATGAACTGGGAACGACTCGTACGTCGGGTCTATGTAACGAGCGAAATCGACGAGGCCGCTCTGCGCCTTCTTCCTGGCAATGAGCGCCTGTGCGACTTCCTTCGGAGAGGCAGTCCCAGCAGAGGGCTCTTGGCTCGTCAAGCTCCGAAGGTCGTTGCCTGTTATCACCCAGCAGCCTCCGCTTCGATTGCTTCTCCCAGCACCAGACGCTCTTCGTCCGTCAGCTCAGAGAACTCTGCCTCCACGGCATCGGGATGCGTGGAAGCGAGCTTGTTCAGCAGGCCCACGAGCGAACCAGTCGTCGCTTGATCCAAGCTATGCACGACAGTCTTATCAATCTCTTTCCGCTCCGTGTAACCTCGCTGCTTCCCGAGGGTCTGCAGAACCTTCCAACTATACCCTAGATCCCCCTGCTCAACGGCCGAGAAGATATTATCCTCTGCCGTGTCCACCATGTTCTCGCGAGCCTCGTTCCACACTTCGAGCAAGACGGGCGAACGAATCACATGATAGCGAACTGCTTGCGGCGAGGACATTCCCAGCTGCTTAGCGACCTTAGCGAGCTTACCATTATGTTGTATGAGAGCGTCGGCTATCTGTGCGGTTAGCTCCTCACCTTGCGCATCTACAGCCGCTTGGACAGCGGGATCTTTCTTAGCACGGTGATGAATGAGAGGAGCGCTGCAACCGGCCAAAGCCGCAGCCTGTTCTACCGTAGAAGCTTCACCCAAAGCGCCTACTAGAACACTAGAGGAAAACTCCTCTCGACGCCCTTGTCTACCTCTCATGCCTTCTCCAGATCCTCATACAGCCTATCGAACTCTTCCTGCGAGATCTCATCCCAGGCGGAAATGGGGGGTAGGGACCGACTCGCAGATTCCTCTGCGGCTGGCGGACAGTTGTCACTGCGAGCCATTAGGACCCGCCCCCCTTTGCTCTTGTGAAAGCTTGCTGTTCCCGATAGCCATTACCTGCGCTGGCTGAAGCCCATGCCGCCCAGCAATCTCAGCGTAGAACTCCCCATCTTTGATCTCTTGCTCCACAGCCTGGCGCGTGGCCCAGAGCTGCTGAACTGGCAGCACAGCGTACTCGGAATCCATACCCCAAATATACAGCCCGGCGGCCCAGTTGTCAAGCTCCTGGCGCTAGCCAGCGCGCTAAATCCGATAATATCCCGGCTGTCCACTTGCGCCACACGAACACACAACGGCGCAGCCACCGCTCCCCTCATGTGAATAATGCACATAAGATAATGGACGTAAGGAATTTTTATTCTGAAATCTTCTGACGTCGAGATCTATATCCCGCGCGTGCGCGGGGGGTTCCCCGTACTTTTGGGGGCTATTTGGTCCCACGCGATACAACTAGATACATCGCTAGACCACGCAGTACATACTAGCGCCCCACAACTAGTGCGTGGTATCACATGGCATCTAGCCATCACGCCACAGTACTACATTGTACAAAGAGATACAACGCATCCCATCGCCTTATATAATGAACGCCTGCGCGTTTCTACTATACTCTAACACAGTACTTGATACCACATAGCAACGAGGACGACATTGGGAAGAATTTTCCGTATACCTAGAGAAGAATGTTCCCATTTTCATCCTCGTTGTCATATGATACCACAACTAGGTAACGTCAGTATTTACACCTAGTTACACCACAAGTATTTGATACCATATGACAACGAGGACGACACTAGGCACATTTTTCCGTATACCTAGGGAAAATTCTTCCTCTTTTCATCCTCGGTACTACTTGGTACTCCACAAGATGCGGTATACATCTAGATTGCGACCACAACATCTAGACATTCGTACTGGTGGCACGGTGCTTGCTATGTATTCCACAACAAATTGAATCCCTAATCGGGACCTAGTGACCCATATACCGGGAAATGCCATACGACACATTTAATCAGTACCGCACACAGTACCGCCTAGATACGGGCACAAAATCGGCGCTAGCTAGGCCGTGTGTGAACTAGGACCATAGTGGGTGTGTTGGCCGGGGCGAGTATG